GGTGGATTTATACAGCATATAGGTACGACTATAAGCAGTACACATAGCTATGTCGAATCATTCTCAGCAATTTCTTTTGTAGGCACACAAATTGAATGCAGAAGATTTAGTCAATCAGAAACGACAACAGGTGATTTTAATACACTTAGTAATTGCCGTATTAAAATATTACAAGCGTCAGGTTATTTTAACGCCTCACACATAAGCCATTGTGATTTTTACATTTCAGGAGCGATAATTTTCTGTGCGTACTGTATGGCATCAAACAGCAAATTATGGTTTTCGGCAGCAAGTTTGGCTACATTACGAAATTATTGCTACTTTGAGGCGTGTTACGTGAATCAATCGACTTGGATAAGCTCACAAGGAACAGGTGTATCAACTACTGATACAAAAACAGGAATAAGCATAACAGCACCGTCTTTCAGAAGTGTAAGTTAATTGGGAGGAGCAACTATGAATATAAGTGAATTTTTTAGAATTACACCTG